TCGAGGGAACGTGGGTCGTCGTCATGTATATGGATCATAACCTACAGGATCCGTTGGTGATCGGCTCTCTTCCGGCTGTCGATGCGGAGCGTCCAGACTATAATAAGGGCTTTTCAGATCCCTTTGGCGTCAATCCACGGTGGACTGGTTCACCAGAGGAAGGCGATTCGAACCTTTCACTTGTGACTGACGAGGATCGTTGGACAGAACATCCGACCTATGAGGCGCGTAAGGAGAATCGCGTCACAAAGGTGCAGCAGGCAAAGAAATATCAGGTACCTACCGTATCGTCGACAGTGCCCGATGAGGAATACGAGCGAACGACATGGGACGAACCAGACCTCCGTGGATTACAAGACTCTGCATATCCGTATAATTCAATCCGTGAGTTTGAAGCAGGTCAGCTAGAGGAATATGACTCGACCTCGGATAACTCGAGGATTACGAACTCACATCAGTCTGGCTCATACCATGAGATTCTCCACGACGGGACGACGACCGTTAAGATTGTCGGCGACGGATACCATATTACACTCAAGGATCAGAATATGTATATTCAGGGCGACCTGAATGTCTCTGTCGAGGGTAATATGCGTCAGTATATCGAAGGTGATTATACGCTCGAGGTCGGCGGTTCGATGCACACATACATTGAGGGCAATCGAGAGACAAAAATCAACGGATCGGACGTAAAGGAGATTACTGTAGACGAGTCTACTAACGTTCTAGAGAAGCGTTCGATTCGCGTTGGTGGTAACCAGCGACTCTTGATTGATGGCAATGAGACAAATATTGTGGGCAAGAAATCGGATACTACGATTAAAGGCGAACACTCGCAGACAATTCTTGCCGATTCTGCTCGGGTTATTAGAGGCAATGAATCACTTACAACGGTTGGTCAAAGACTTGTGGCGACGGAGGGTAAACATCGACTTGAATCAATAGCAAATATAGAGTTTGACACCGATTCAAATATGCTCGAGACAATCGGTGGTCTCCAGAATACGCAGGTCGGGTCGACAATTGATGTGAACGCTGGTGGAACCATTACGATGAATTCGCCACTTATTGATCTGAACCCAAGTTGATGAAGACAATGAAAGGCTTATTTCAGATTATAGTTGATGGAGAGTTAAAAACTTTTCATTACTATGAGGATATACCAAAAGAGATTGATCGAGTGATAAGGTTTGAGCCCGAGATTCCTGAAGGCCCACATACAGACGAAGAACATGAGTGGATTGAATCGTTGCCTCAGTATATGGATGAAATTATGAAACGTGAGTATAGAAAATGACTATTGGATTTTCAACAACAGAAACGTCTGAATACACCGGCAACATCATTCAGGGCACATTTACTCGCGGTGTTGAGTTTACACAGTCCGTTACTGTATCCGTAATTTCCACAGAAGATGAGACGTTTTCTATCATCGATATGGTCGTAACACTACTGGGTGAACAAGATCCAATTACGATTACAATTGATGAACCGGTGATTACATTGAATGGCACGTACTTATCAGGCTGGAATGACATTTTTACATATGTCCCAACTGACGAGAGTGACAGAACTACTGATCCGATTACATCGACATTGAACAATTTACCTGATGGTCAAAATCTTTACAATCTTGATCAAGATCAGAAACACTTTATTACTAGACAGTATGAGGTGACCGTGACATACATGGGCAGTTTGAATCAAGAAGAAACGACCGAAACCGTAAATTTGAACCATGAAGTGTTTAACAGTCTTGAATCAATACGATCGTTTATGGCAAACTACGAGTATGGAAAGGGGTAAGAAATGCCAGCAGTTACGAGAATAGGAGATGCTGAATTACCGCATTGCTCAGGAATGGTGCGTGCCCAAGGTTCCGGCAATGTACGAGCGAACGGTATAGGTATAAGTAGACAAGGTGATAAAAATACGGTTCATCTTTTGCCTGGATCACCATGCCCAGCGCATTCTACAACCATTTCACAGGGATCACCAACCGTCCTTGTGAATGGTAAACAATGCGGTCGAGTTAATGATCCTACATGCACTAAAGTGGCGACAGGTTCGCCCAATGTATCTGCGGGCCCTTAGTTATGGCTGATATTTTTGATACACTCTGCGGCGAATCCGGTGTAGTTAATCAGATTAACGAGACGCAGGATAAAATTCGGCAAGCTGTTACTGGTGGCAAGAACGCGATTAATGCAGTTAAGACCTTTGCCGCGGAGGTCGAGACACTCCAGGATGCAATCGAAAATAGTCCTGGTGTGGTCGAACGAAGACTCCAAGAGGATATTAAGAATCTTTTGACGCGAGAAGCTCTTCTAAATCCTGCGGGTACCATAGCAAAACTTCTTGCCATTCGTGCTGCATACCAAGAGGCTGGTCCTGCGGTTGATCGAGTTATTGAAAATGTCGAGCAGTTTATCAAGGATCCTCTGAATACGCCATTGAATCTTTGTGAGGATATACCAAATGTCGTAAAGGTTGGTGAAGAGGTCAAAGAACTTGCGCAGCCGTCTGTAGTGCCAGATGGAGCACCGCCGCCAGGGGATAAACAGCCATTTGAGAAGGAAATTGGTCTCTCGGACATCGAGGTCATTCCACGGTTTCCGACTCGCTCGATATCCGAAGCGGTCGAGGCAGCAGGACGATTCTCTGGTCAACCAGGTCCGGGCGACGCAAATACTGCGGCAGTATCACAGTAGGTTCGTATAAATAACATCATGGCAACTCAAGATATAGTCGCAAGGGAGCGGACATACACAGATTTGGACTTTGCCTTTCGAGCAAATCCGATTACAGGTGATATAGCTCTTAAAAAAGAGGTTCAGTCGGTAAAACAATCTGTCCTGAATATTCTGCTTACGAATCGCGGTGAAAGACCGTTTGATCCAGAGTTTGGATCCGATATCCGTAAACAGCTGTTCGAGAATTTTGACCCAATTACAGAACAACTTTTGTCTGACCAGATTCGGTCAGCACTACGAAACTACGAACCGCGGGTTCGCGTCCTTAACATTAATATAAATGGACAACCAGATAGGAATTCCCTTGACGTATCAGTTGAGGTTGAAATACAGTCACCCGAGCGAACAGTGACATCAGTTGATTTTTCAGTAGAGAGACTGCGATGACAGATACAAAAAGACTTGACGTTACGGATATTGACTTCGAGTCGATTCGTTCAAACCTGAAAGAATATATGAGGTCGCAGGAGACATTGCAAGATTATGATTTTGAGGGATCCGCAATCACCTCGATCATTGATCTTCTTGCATACGCGACACATTATAATGCTGTAAATGCCAATGTAGGTCTGAACGAGACATTTCTTGAATCTGCTCAGTTTCGCGGTTCTGTTGTCGGTCACGCAAGGATGCTGGGATATACACCACGATCTGCGGCCTCACCCGCCGCTTCCATAGATATTACTGTGAATAATGCGCAGGACGGAGAGTTAATTCGTATTCCTCGCGGCCATCGGTTTCGATCAAAAATTGATAATACGACATATACATTTGTCACCACCGAGGAATACACGTCAACGAACAGAACCTTCTCGAATGTCAGTATTTTTCAATCAGAGTTTAAGACAGCCGAGTACGTGTTCGATATAAGATCATCCGAACGATATGTGATCCCAGATGAAAACGTTGATGCCTCGACAATTCGTGTCACCGTATTTGATTCAAGAAACTCATCGACGTCTACTGTGTTTACCCCCGTTAAGAGTATTACTGACATCGACGAAACATCAAGGGTATATTTTCTATACGAAAATCCTGATGGTCTGTATGAGATTTCATTTGGAGATAATTCAGTTGGCGTGTCGCCTGAAAACGGCAATATAATTCAAATCGAATACGGTATTACACAACAAGAATCTGCAAATGGTGCACAGATATTCTCGATGGTTGATTCAATCTCTGGTTATTCCGATGTTGCACTTACAACAATTCAACGCGCTCGTGGTGGAAAGGGTCGTGAATCTATTGAATCAATTAAACGAAATGCTCCGATTACCTTTGCTTCTCAGAATCGTGGCGTTACTGCAAGCGATTATGAGGCAATAGTACGCGAGAATTTTAATAATGTATTGTCGGTAAAGGCATGGGGCGGAGAGGATAACATTCCTCCAGTATACGGTAAGGTATTTGTATCAGTACAACCAAGAGACTCAGATATACTTTCTGTTTCCGAAAAGGACTCTATTCTTAATAATATTCTTATTCCGAAAAGTTCTGTTTCAATTACTCCCGAAATTGTTGATCCAGAATTTTTGTTTATTATACTTGATATCGGATTTAATTACGATCCTACCCGAACAAATTTGTCAAATAAACAACTTGAAACAAAAATTATTAACGCAATAGAAAATTATGCGAATGATACACTTAACAGATTTGATGCAGTTTTTAGATATTCGCAATTTTTAAATCGTCTTGACTCATCCGATGATGCTATTCTTAATACCTTTGCTGATGTGTTTATTCAGAAAAGATTTACGCCCGATCTTATTCGCGAAAAAACCTATACTTTAGACTTTATTAATATTTTATATGATTCAAGTGCTGGTATTGGCACGAATAGAACAATTATTAACGAGTCATCAAGATTTAAAATAGATGGTGTTGATAATTGTACTCTTAAAGATTTTAAAAATACGAACGATACCACCAAAAGAGTAATTCATGCAGTTACCGGGTCGGGAGTTTTCGAAACAATTGTTAAACGCGATGTAGGTTATATCCAAGGTTCTCGAATAGTTCTTGATAATTTTAAACCTGAATCGTTTTTTGGTCTTTCGATCCAAATTGACGTAATACCAGAAAATTTTGATATTGTCTCCAATAAGAACAATATTCTTACGATCTCCTACGATTCAAGAAAATTTAATATTGTTGGTAAAACAGATTCGACGATATGAATCCTAAAAATGTAAATAGCTCGAATATTTCGCCGCATGTTTCTGCACTTATAGATTCATTTATTCCTGAGCATATAAGACAGAATTTTCCAGAGCTGATTAAATTTATTGAAGCATACTTTAACTATCTTGAAGACGTTCACGGTTCTGTATATTATCAGAATACATTGTCGAGTCAACGTGATATTGAGTTACAGGAAGAAAGTTTTCTTCGCGAGATTGAATCGGAAGTTGGACTTTATGTTCCTCGAAAATATGAATCGTCTCCTCGGTTATTCTACAATCAGATCTCAGAGATATACAGATCAAAGGGCTCGAAGGAGGCAATTGAACTCTTTTTTAGACTCTTTCTAAATGACCCAGTAAGAATTAGATTTCCATGGGATCAAGTTCTTAAACCATCTGACGGTCGATGGAATATTGATAATAAACTCAGGGTTACAATGATCCGTGGATCAGGTGACGATTTTCTGGGTAGAAAAATATTTCAGATCGAACAGTTTGCGACGTCTGTTGTTGAGAAGGTAGAAAGAAGACTTTACTCTGATTCACTTATTTTTGAGCTGACTCTATCAGTTGATGATAGCGTAGGCACGTTTGTATCTGGAAACACAATTAAAATAGAGGATTCTGATCTTGAGGCCGAAATATATCGATCAGTCTCAAAGATTGTACCGACGAATCCGGGGCAAAATTATCGAAAAGGTGAAAAAGTTGAACTTGATAATTATGACGGTTATTCCTTTATTGGTTTTGTAAGTTCGGTTGATAACTCTGGCGGTATCGTCGAGGTCACTCTTTCAAATTTTGGCGCAGGTAATACTCCTCAACACGTAATTAATGATCCAAATAATACGAACCAATATTATTTTAAAGATTTTTTAGTTTATGATCGAAATACCGATGAGCTTGTCGAGGCAGTAATACCTGAATTTACTGTAAATACAAAATTTGGAGTTGATGCGGAATTTGATATTCTGTTTTCTCCGATCGTAACCACCGCAGGTAGATATTCAGGAGTCAGAGGTCAGCTATCGGAATCAATTGTCCTTCAGGATTCTGATTTTTATCAAAAGTATTCGTATGAGGTAGTCGGTAATAATTCGATTGATACTTGGTTAAAACCGTTAAAGCAGACCGTACATCTTGCGGGCGCTAAGGTATTTTCAAATATTAATATATACAATAAGTTAGATTTTAAGGTTGATTCTGAATTCTTTTCTCAGTTTTTTGAACCTGCAAATTACACTCTGGGGGAAAATTCAACAATTTTTTCAGAGGCCCTTGGGTTTTCTCAGGACTATGTTGTCGGTGAGGGTCTTTATTTCAGAGAACTATATGTTGGTATAGAGGAATTTGAATTTACCGATGTTTCACAATCAACACCTCTACCATCAGAACAAAGAGCATTTCAGTCAGGGTTATAAATTATGTCATCCACATCAGGACTTTTAAGAAATTTTAAGATTCGTAACGCAAAAGATTTTGTTGATTACGTAAATTCTGAGGAAAGCAGTCTGTATGTTTTTATCGGTAAGGTAACAGAATGGGAAAATGAGGAGGAGCCTCCCGAGATTGTTAATTCTCTTAACGAGGAGTACTCTGTCTGGAATGATATCTCTGGATTAAAGAGAATTACAACAGGCGATTCTGCTCTTGGTTTTAGAAGAGTTGAGTGGCAACCCGGTAGAATCTATGACATATATGATAATACAATCAATCTAACCAATAAAGATTTTTATGTGATCACGGATCAAAATAATGTATACAAATGCATTAATAATGCGAATGGTAGCGAATCTCGTATTAAGCCAACACATATTAAATATGAAAATATTTCGACTGAAGCTGATGGATACCGATGGAAATATATGTTCACGATATCTGAATCGCTTCTTGAAAAATATATAGCACCGGGATTTATTCCGGTAGATATTGATACAGAAGTTATTGATAATGCCGAACCTGGAACAATAGATAATCTTAAAATTTTAAATTCTGGTAGTGGTTACACACCAAATGCCGATGTTTTTAATGGAGATGAGCTTCCTGTTTACATACAAGGTGATGGAGATCAAAACTCTTCCGGTACGATTAATATTACACAGACATCAGCTGAAGGTGAAATTATAGGATTTATTCCATCGAGTGATCGGGGAGAAAACTATCCTTATCCAAACGAAAAAAGACAACCGATTGCGCTGCGCCAGATTACCGCAAATGGGATTACCGAAACAGCATACGGTATTGCTTCAACGGATATTAATGGACAGATTTTGGATGTAGAGATTATTATTAGTGGTTCCGGTTACGTAAATGGCGCCGCACAGGTTGTGCAATCATCGTGCCGAGCATATGCAGAAACAAATTCCGATGGCGAGATTACGAATGTTGATGTATTCACTGCTCGTGAAGGAAGTAATTTTAAACGAGCAAAAGCAATAATTGTTGATTCTCGGGGAACCGGTGCAGAGATCGTACCGATTATTTCACCTTTAAACGGCCATGGTTCGAATCCTGAAAAAGAACTATATGCAAATTATGCAATGATTAATCTTCGGCTTTCAAGCGAAGCCACATTTCTTGATCAGGATGATTTTAGAAGAATAGGTCTTATCGAGGACCCTGTGGTTTTCGGCACTTCGGATAACATTGATCCTATTGTTCTCACTCAATCAACCGTTGATGGCAAATATAGACTTAAAATTGAATCAATTACGGGCGAATTTAATAATTCCGAATTAATTTATGGTGAGTTATCTGGTGCCATAGGAGTTGAAACAAGTGTTCTCGATTCCTCAACACTTAGAGTATTGCTCGATAATTCTATTGCTCCGTCTATTAGCTTTTTTGAAGGTGAGACCATTAGAGGTCTTAGTTCTGGGGCATCCGCAACAATTACAGAGATTATAAACCCAGATGTTGATTATTATTCTGGCACGATTTTGTATATAAATAATCGTGAACCCATCATAAGAAACACAGAATTTCAAATTGAAACCGTTACCCTCGTCATTGAATACTAATTAAAGGGCAGAATATCAATGATTTTTGATTTTAATAAGGAACCATACTGGGACGATTACAAAGAGGAGAAGGATTATTATAAAATTCTTTTTCGGCCTGGTTTTGCGGTTCAAACCCGTGAGTTAAATCAGCTTCAGACAATGCTTCAGAAGCAGGTTGAGAGATTTGGCAATCACATTTTTGATGAAGGTAGTATTGTTCTTGGCGGACAATTTAATTCTGAAAGAAGAATTGATCGGGTCGAGATTACTGACATTAACCTTGAAAATGCCACACTTAATGATTTTATTGGTAAGGAAATCGTAGGGCAATCAAGTGATCTTACCGCATATGTTGTTGCAGTCGATTATGACGAAACCGCTGATGCGAATTTACTTTTTGTTCGTTATCTAAATTCAAATGAATCTGATGAGGTTGTATTTAGAGATAATGAGGATCTTGTAGTTACTGGGACCGGTATCACAGCAAAAACTGTAAATTTAAATGCAACCGGTGAAGGTAGTATTTTTGAATTGGATCCTGGAGTGCTTTTTGCACAAGGATACTTTATTCGATTCCCGAAGCAATTAATTGTCACAAGTCGATATACGACCGAGCCTACAGTGTCGGTTGGTTTCCGAATTCAGGAACCTGTGATTGCAACCTCTGAAGATGATTTGTCCCTTCTTGACAATGCCCAGGGCACATTCAACTTTGCTGCGCCTGGTGCCGATCGTCTTATCTTGTCGCTTAATCTAACGACGGTGCCTTTTGGTGAGTCTGCAGCCGATGACAACTTTCTCTTGCTCGCGGACATCAAGGACGGGCAGATTTACGAGAGTAGTGAGAAAACGCAGTATGCCCGTATTTATGAGGAGATTGCTAGGCGTACGTCTGATGAGTCCGGCGATTACTATGTAAACGGTATGACCGTTCGCACACGTGAACATCTTGATACAGGTCTCAACGAGGGCCTTGATCTTAACGGCGACGAGAACAAACTGTCGATCGACGTTGAGCCTGGTCTTGCATATGTGAAAGGATACGAGATCAACAATCCGCAGACGCATCATGAGATTATTGATAAGGGTATTGACTTTAAGTATCTGAACAATGCCGTCGTGAGCGCAAGAACCGGTGGATTTGTTGTCGTCAACGAGATCGTCGGTGCATTTGATATCGACGAAGGTACACTGATCGAGTTGTATGATACCGCAGAACAGAGAGTCACAAACTCGACGAATGCTTCTGCGGCGCCGTCTGGATCACAAATTGGTACTGCTCGCGTCAAGACCGTTGCATATGATTCAGGCACGCTCGGTGGCCCTGACGGAAGTCTCCAGTTATATCTCTTTGACATCAACATGACCGGCGGTTCGGTCATCTCAGAAGTGAATGCTGTTGCCGGCACATCATTCTTTGCCGATGTCGAGACGGGTCTGTCTGAGAACATTGATAATACTCTGATCTATAGACTCGGCACTTCGGATACAAGAAAGATTCGTTCTGAGACTCAGCTTGAAAACTCTACCGACACGTCGTTTACGTTCTATACGACTCAGACATCGACGATTGCTCAAAATACAAAAGAGATCAACATCTCGTCTCCAGAGACTCTGGCATATACCGTTGGTGTTCTTTCGTCTATTGAGAAACGCGACATTTTTGTGTCACTGAATACTGCGCTTGGTGCGCCGAATGATCTTGCAGAAGGTCATCACTTTGATCTTACTGACCCATCAGTTACAGTCGAAGCTACGTCAACCACAAGTCTTAAGATTACGCTCGGCGATCAGTTTGAGGTTATTTCGTCGAACTCGCCAGTGACTGTGTCGTATAAGGTGAGACGCTCTGAAATCTTTGAAAGCACAAAGGAACTTGTGCCCGACGTATATGTCAAGATTGGCTTCAGTGAGTCTGGTGCGCCGTCAACTGATGGGCCTATTCCGCTTGGTCTTGCCGATGTTTATCGTATCAAGGAGGTCCGCCGCAAGAATGGTGCTGACTTTACTAGCGAGACGGACGGCACTGATGCAACGAGTCAGTTTATCCTTGATAACGGTCAACGTGATAACTATTACGATCATGCAACGATCCGTCCTGTAGGTATTACTCTTGCGGCGGACGACTATCTGCTCGTTCGTCTTGACTACTTTAGTTCGGACACACACTCGTACTTCTCTGTTGACTCATATCCAATTGACGATACACAGGAGACGGATACCTCTATCTTCACGTATCAGATTCCGTCATATACCACATCGTTCGGTGAGGTGTATCAGCTTCGTGACTGTCTCGACTACAGACCCGTGAAGTCCAAGACAGCAGATGAGGCTCTCACTGCAGTAGCAGCTACAATGAATCCTGCGACGGCAGACGATTTTATTACGAACGAGACGACGAACAAGCTGTTAATTCCTCTTCCGTCAAGTCGAATCGAGCTAGACTATTCCCACTATCTTGCTCGACGTGATGTATTGACTGTTGACAGTAATAATAACTTTTCGTCAGTCCGCGGCGCGCCTTCGACAGATCCAGTGACACCATCCGTCTCTGAAAATGTAATGGCGATTGCGAATATCTTTATTCCTCCGTATCCGTCAATTTCACAGACCTTTGCTCGTATTCTTGGTCTGAATGACAATTTCTGTACACACGAGCGTATTGCCCAGAAGCGGTTTACGATGCGTGATATCGGTGTCTTAAAAGATCGCATCGATACTTTAGAGTACTACAATGCTCTGAATCTTATTGAGAAGGAGACTTCCGATCTTCAGATTCTTGACGAGAATGGTCTTGATCGATTTAAGAATGGATTCTTTGCCGATGGATTTCTTGATCATTCGCTCGGAGATACTACAAATCCTAATTATAATATAGCCGTTGATAGGGCTGAACAATTAATTAGACCAGTCTTTGAAATGGATTCATTTGATTATGAGTATAACGAATCGGGCAGTAATCTTGGAAAAGTGGGCAATCTCCTTCATCTTCCAATAGAGTCCGAGGAAATACTTGTTCAGCAAAATAATGTGACAACAAATAGAAACGTCGAGCAGTCGGTCTATCGATTCCTTGGTAATATTGAATTGGATCCAGATAACGATACGTGGACTGATACTACAACCGTTGATAAAAATATTGAATTTGGTAACGATCTTCCTAACGATAAACTTATGACCACCGATTGGGGATCGTGGGAAACCAACATTGTGGGATCAAATCTTTATGCTCGTAATTGGAATGATAGATCAGGAAATGCGGCCAGGGCCTCATTTGTCGGATCCTATGACAGCTATGCGGCGGCATTAAGAGCATCAAGAGGTGCCGGTAAATATGGAAGAAATCGTACACTTATTGAAAGAGTGGCTTCAGACCAGAGAAGTGGAATCCAAACAACTGTAAATTTCGAAAAGGAAACTCAGCAGTTAGGTAATTTTGTTACCGATGTCTCCTTAATTCCTTACATTCGTCCTCAGGCCATTAATTTCTACGCATCGGGTATCAAACCACGCACACGTCACTTTGTATTCTTTGATGGTGAGGACGTTACACAATACGTTCGACAGTATACGACAATCGATGATCCGACGACATTTACGCCTAACGGGTCTGATCTGCGAACAAATGAATTTGGAGAGATTCGTGGCGTATTATACCTTCCAGCCGAAGGTAAGAGGTTCCGTACTGGTGCTAAGGAAGTTGTAATTACTGATAGTCTTAATAATTCAATAGATAACGTAACATCAAGGGCCGAGGCTACATTTAACGCGTCGGGTCTCAATGTCCAGAAACAAAACACAATACTGTCTACAAAGGTTGTGTCTGGTATTGAGTCCGAGGAGGTATTTGAAACAAGAAATCGCCGTGCTGTTGATACAAAGGTTATTGGCCCTTCGTGTATCGCGTATACGTTCAGAGTTGATGTTCCTGCTGAGGAAGAGGGTGCATTCATCACATCGGTCGATCTGTTTTTCCAGCAGTTTCATCCAGAGCTTGGGTTCCGTGTTCAGATTCGTGAGCTGAACTCAGGGGGTAATATCACGCAGAATGTGTTGCCGTACTCTGAAGTATGGGTAGATCGGAAGATTCGAGATTCTGTTGGTAATCGTATTGATAACCCTAATTTAAAAACATCGTCGGACGGTTCAGTGCCTACGAATGTTGAATTTAAGGCTCCGATATTCTTGTATAACGAGACTTCATACGCCGTAGTTATCTCTGCCGAGAACATTAATCCGGATACGTATCTTTGGATCTCACGTCTTGGCGAGACTGATCTGATCACGGGTGAGGCGGTCACATCACGTCGTCTGACTGGTGCCGTGTATACGACAAACAACTCGGTGAACTGGGACATTGTTCCTCAGGCGGATCTGAAACTCAAGTTGTACCGAGCCAAGTTTGCAACCGGGGAAAATTATACCGGTCTTATCAAGAATGAGCCGTACGAGTATTTTAATCTGACGAATGTGTCAAGTAACTTTAATAATTTTGGTGAAGTGATTCGAGGCTCAGATCGTCCGACAATTACGATTACGTCTGGTCTTGCCAATATCGGCAACGAGATTGTTGGTCAGACATCGAACGCATCGGGTAATGTTGTATTTCCGATTGAGGGAGATGTATATCCTACGACTGCATTTGGTCTTCAGGTAGGCGAGGCGGTTGAGTTCTTTGACGGTACGACCCTTGTTGCAGAAGGTGTCGTTGATTCTGTCGAACACGGTACTGGTAATCTGAAGAAATATGTACCATCAACAGAAAAGATGCAGGTGTCGAACTCGAACGGCAAGTTCTTTGAGGGTGGTGCGGTTCGTGGAGAACTCTCGGAATATACCGCAGAGATCGAGTCGTACGACGCATTCAGATACTCAGTCTCAACATTGAAACCTGACTTTATCAACTTTAACGACACTACCTGTGTCTTTGAAAAGAGAGGTCGGTTCTCGGATACGAGACTCTTTGATTCATACGTCGAGGGTAATCCCGACGCAACGACTACATTCGACATCGAATACTCACTTCTCTCTCGTTCGCAGGAGGTTGAACTATTCGGAGAAAGTGGATATTCAACTGACGCAAGGATTACTGTCCAGTCCGACAGTGAGTATGTGTCACCGATTCTTGATCTCTCAAGAGCCCATTCGGTATACGTACAGAATACCATCAATGCTGATACGACAGGAGAGGACGAGCCAGCAGGCGGTAATCTTTTGAATAAGTATATCTCGAAGACCATTACACTTGATGACGGTCAGGATGCTGAAGATCTGATCGTGTTCCTTTCGGCGTATCGGCCGCCAAGTAATTCTGCCATCGAGAATGATATCAAGGTCTGGATGAAGGTCAAGAATGCAGAGGATCCAACACCGTTTGACCAGAGACCATGGATGGAAATGAATGGTGACAATACTGAATTCTCGTCCCTTGATAACGATGGTGACTTTATCGGCATTCAGTTCAGTGTTGACCCGTCAAACCTCAACGGTTCTGGAATTGTTTCATACACGACGGATATTGACGGCACACCGGTTACTCTGTCTACATTTAAACAGTATCAGATCAAGGTCGGCCTTATTGGCGGGAATTCTGCAATTGTGCCGCGAGTCGGTGATCTAAGGGCAATCGCGTTACAGAAATAATGATGTACGAGAAAACTGACCAACCTGGATATTATAGAGACCTTGGTTCGGGAGCAATCGTGAGTACGGATGCGGACGCGCTTCGTGCATACAAACTCAAGAAACAGAAGGCTCATGAACTTAACGAGATAAAAAATAGACAGGACTCAATTGAACAAGACGTCAATGAGATTAAATCCATGCTCAATCAAATACTGGAAAAAATATAATGACGACAGATACTGTAAAAACTCGTGGATATATTAGAGTTGAATTGGGCAATAATGATCGAATTATTCGGTCACATGAACAGGATAATTTAATTGTCGATACAGGTAGAGATTTTTTTGCAAAAAGAATCTTTCAGAACTCTACAGAACTTATTTCATTTGTAGCCCTTGGCACTAGTCAATTTAATGCTACTGTAAATGACACTACGCTTGTTCAGGAAATAGGTCGACAAAATATTCAGTTTCCAGAAATCGAGGGTAATATTATCAGTTACGTGGCTACGTTTCCTGAAGGTATTGCGACCGGCACGATTCGAGAGGTTGGATTATTTACAAATAGCAATGCTATGGTTTCTCGTACCATTTTACAGGACTCATATGAAAAAACAGAAAATGATTTTCTGAATATATTTTGGAATATACAAATCGGTTAAGTTATAAATAATACCATGGCAAAATACGCTAATCTATATATCAGTCAGAATGAGGATTTTGAGGTTCAGGTCGAACTTGAAACTTTGACCATGGACGTTGTAAATATTGAAAACTATGAACTATATGGTCAAGTTCGTAAAACATACGTTTCGTCAACCGCCATTGATATTGAGATTACAGTAATTGATGCTGAAAGAGCAAATTTTGCCATCAGACTTGATTCAGACAAAACTGGCTCTATGAAACCAGGGCGATATGTATATGATATCTTTGCATATAACCCATCGTCTGGAAATAAATATAAGGTTATGGAAGGGCAGGTAGAAATCGCGCCTAGCGTAACAAAGATAGAAGATTAAAATGAGCGCAGTAAAAAATAAACCTGGATATCAAAGATGCGATAAAATTACCGTTAAAACGGTACCTTTTACCGTGAAAAGACTTCGAGATATTCTCGACGTGGATAGTACTATTCTAGAAAATGGTGCTCTCCTAGTTTATGATGCAAATACGGATACATTTAAAACACAAACATTATTAGAAAGTCAAACGCTTAACGGGGGTAACTTCTAGTGGCTTCTACCATCCGAATTAAAAGATCTGGTGTAACTGGATCTCCGTCTTCGCTGGCTCAGTCAGAGTTAGCGTATTCGTATCTTACCGGTACACAAAATAATGGAGGTGATCGACTTTATATCGGTACTGGCACCGAAACAAACGGTGAAGCTGCTAATATTGAGGTTATTGGCGGTAAGTACTTCACCGATATGCTTGATCATGTCAAGGGCACAGTCACCGCAGACGCCGCCCTTATTGTTGACTCGAACAAGAAACTGAATGAGTTGCTTGTTGATGATATCAGCATCGATGGTTCAACCATTTCGACTACCGCAACAGACGCAGACCTGACGCTTGCACCGAATGGTACCGGCGTTGTTGTTGCTTCAACTGGTCTTGAGATCTCCGATCTTACTGATGGTCAGGTTACATTTGCTGGCGCGAATGGTCGACTGGTCGATTCTGCAAACTTGACGTTTGATGGTACTACACTCTCGGTCACCGCTGCTGCAATTGACAATGTCACCATCGATGGTAACACGATCTCGACAACTGATACAGATGGCAATCTTGTCCTTGATCCGAATGGTACTGGTAAGGTTGATGTCAGCACTGCTAACATCATTAATCTTGCCGATCCGGCAAATGATCAAGATGCTGCTACTAAGGCATACGTCGACTCACAGGTATCTGCCTCTGATCTTTCACTTAATGCTGATACTGGAACGGAACAAGATGTATCTCTTGATACCGGCAATGTTAACTTTATTGGTGGTGAAGGTGTTGATACAACCGTATCCAAGTCTGGTGACACTGTATCGGTCGAGTTTGACATTGGTCAGCCTGTTGGTACCACTGATTCGGTTACCTTCAACAACGGTACATTCACCGGTGATGTTGCGGTCAACGGTGGCGATCTTACCACATCGGCCTCTACGTTTAACCTTGTTAATACAAATGCGGCTACTGTTAACTTTGCTGGCGACGCCTCAGCGGTTAACATTGGCTCGGGAGTATCAACGGTTGCAGTAACCGATGCCCTCACTGTTGGTGGTACTGCTACAATCTCCGGTGACCTGATAGTCAACGGCACAATGACAACCGTTAACACAGAGAACCTGCAGGTTACGGATTCACTGATCAAGTTGGCTGATGGCAACCAAGCTAACTCACTGTCAATTGGTTTCTACGGGAGCTACAGCACGGACGGTGGTGCAACAGAGAGCAAGACTGGTCTCTTCCGCAATCATGTTGATGGTGAATTCTATCTCTTTGAGAACCTGACTGGCGACATTCAGGATAACACCATTGAGACAAGCGGCATTGACCTTGCTAACATGAATGCCGACACCGTAACAGCCAATGAGTTTGTTGGCTTGATTGACGGTGGCACTTACTAAAAGGTATAAATAACTTTGAAACCAGAAATGAGGTCGCTGCACATGCGGCGGCCTCACTTCTTTACAACAATATATCACTGGTCCATATGACCGATAGGTGAAAGACATATGTCAGAATCTTCTATTAAGCTTCGTAGAAGTGCTATAGCAGGCAAATTACCTGGGACTGAGCAACTTGAGCTCGGTGAGCTTGCTATTAATACCCATGACGGAAAGATGTTCCTCAAGCAAGATCGCGATGGGAATGTTTCCATTCGTCAGATCGGCGCAGAAGTTGCCGAAAATACTCTCTTTGTTGCAGAAAATGGCGACGATACAAATTCAGGTGACTCGATATCACATGCCTATCTGACACTAGACAAGGCTCTAGCAGAGGCCGTATCGGGTACCACAATCTTTCTTAAAAGCGGAACGTATACACTCGACAACAGTTCAGGTGGCGTAGATGTTCCTGCCGGCGTCTCGATTGTAGGCGACAATCTTCGTACCACCAATATCCAGGGGTCGGTATCCGACAACGATCTTCTTTATCTGAGACCGGCGTGTTATGTAACTGGTGTTACATTCAGAGGTCATACCAACGGTGCCGCGGCAGTTTCGTTTAATCCGGACGGAAGTGCCGGCGTTATTACAACATCACCATACGTTCAAAACTGTTCGTCAATTACGACAACAGGCACTGGGATGAAAATCGATGGTTCGTATACAAGTGGCGGACAACGATCAATGGTGGCAGATGCCTTTACGCAGATTAACTCTGGTGGCATCGGTGTCCATATTCTAAATGAAGGATATGCTCAGTTAGTTTCTATCTTTACCGTCGCGTGTGATATCGGTGTTCTTACCGAATCAGGTGGGCAGTGTTCTCTTACCAACTCAAACTGCTCATTTGGTAACTTTGGTATTAAGTCCGAGGGTACTAGTTCGCAACTCTATTCTGGTACAGTGAATGGTGAGACTGCTCTTGGCTCTACTGATATTGTTATCGACGGGCTCTCGGAAAAACCGAAATACGGTGATGCAATTAAATTCTCTGGCGATACCAAATATTATACAGTAGAAAATGCCACTGATCTAGCCTCCGGTGAATCAACTGTCACACTTCTTGAACCTCTTGATAATACCATCGCTGATAATGATACTGTAGGTTTCTTTCAGAGAAGTCTGATCGCCGCAAGTTCGATTACATTTGAATATGTTGGCACAGGAACTGACCTATATAATACTCCTCGATCTGGTGGCTTTCCGATTCAGGAAAACGAGGTTATTCAAGACGATAATGATGCCGGTGTGGTTTACTTTACCAGTACAGACCATAAAGGTGATTTTCGTATCGGTGGTGAACTTCTTATAAATCGTACGTCAGGTACAATCGAAGGTACAACATTTGATCGTAGTCTGTTTGCCGTACTGACACCTTATATACTCGCACTAGAGGATTAATTCGAAATGGCAAGTCCACTTAATGTATTCAAAACTGTAACTGATGAACTTACAGATACCAATTCAGTTCTGTATACCGCGCCGGCTGGATTTACCGGCATCGTATTGATGGCTCAGGTATCAAATACTACTGGCACAGCAAAGTCCGTAACCTTCAGTCATCTCGACACTTCGGAATCGGCAGAGACAGAACTCGTGAAGTCTCTAGAAATTCCTGGCAATGACTCGACCAGTGTCACTACAGGTAAGTTGGTTATTGAGGAAGGTGATTCAGTAAAGGCGTTTGCGTCAGATAATGCATCACTTAAAATTGTACTAAGTCTTTTGGAATCACGCAATGCGTAGTGTAGTATCAATTGGCGGTAAAGTAAAAAAGACCCCGAGTAATCTTGTTGATGCAGATCGGTATAACTTTCTTAAGTTGTCCGATGCCGAGCCTGATTTCGGTATACCACCTGCCAATGAAGCACTTATTTCGTCTGATACTTCGGGCAATCGGTCATGGTTAAACTTTGGTGATGGTCTTAAGGTAGAGAGTGGCGAGATTGTTGTTGATGAAACAACTGTTCCTATTGATACTAGTGCATTTAATTTCTCATCATCCAATGTTCTTGCCGATGTTCTTGCAGACTTTGATCAGAATATATCAAATGCCGTGGCTGGTAATCTTGACTCAGTGTCAACGGATGTTACTCTTTCGGGTAACGGCACAAGTTCAAGTCCTCTCTCCGTTGTCGGTGGCAATGCTGATACGCTTGAAAATGAGAATGGCGCGTATTATTTAAATTATAATAACTTTGCAAACACACCGACAATCGGTGATGGAACACTGACCGTCTCTGGTGGTTCTGGTCTTACTGGCACCGGCACATTTGACGCAAATCAGACGACCAATAATACAATTACATTAAATCATGCCGATACGAGTTCCGTATCGAATCTAACGTCATCGTCACGTACCTATGTCGATGGTCTTTCGTTCGACGCATTCGGTCACGTTACTGGATTCACTACATCGGCCGAGACGGTTACGAATACCGATACGTTTGTTGACTCAGTGTCGTTCAATACCAGTGACGGTATTCTTACGATTGGTCGAAACGACGCGGCAAACGTTACGACCGATCTTGATGGTCGGTATTTACTCCAGGGCGCCAAGGCGGCTGATGCTGACCTACTCGATGGTCAGAACGGTACACATTACCTAGACTATAGTAACTTTACGAACACACCGACGATCGGTGACGGCACGCTGACTGTCTCTGGTGGTTCTGGTCTTACTGGTTCCGGTACGTTTGATGCAAATGCAACTACCAATAATACAGTCACGCTGAACCATGCTGATACATCGTCACAAGGATCGGTAAACGGTTCAGGCAATACGTTTATCCAAGATGTTACCCTTGACGGATTCGGTCACGTTACTGGACTTGGTACGGCGACTGTTGTTATTCCTGATACCGCGAATGATGCCACAATTACGATTAATGCTGGTGGCGGATTAACCACCGGCGGTTCGTTTACCACGGACCAGGCAACCAATGAAACAATTACGATCGATCACGCGAATACATCGTCGCAGGGTGATGTTAATAACTCTGGCGGTACGGTCATTCAGGATATCAATGTTGATACCTACGGCCATATTACGTCGATTGGTTCTAAATCATTATCTGCTTCTGATGTTGGTGCGTTAAGTACTTCCGGTAAAGCTGCCGATTCAAACCTGCTCGATGGAATTAACTCATCACAGTTCCTGCGGTCTGATACGAACGATACGCTGAACGGTGATGTCACTGTTACCGGCAACGTTATTCTTAACTCCGGCTCCAGTTGGATAGGATTATCAAATAGTCAGTCTGATCCGAACATCGAGTTTGAAGGCGGTGGAATTGAAATTACCGGTGGTCCGGTTCTTATTGGATCGGGATCGCCTTCTGGGAATGAAGGAGATCTTACCGTAAATGGCGATCTGAGTGTGTCGGGCACCGTAGATGGCCGAGACATCGCATCAGACGGCAGCAAACTCGATGGGATTGAGCCGGGTGCGACTGCTACACAACCAAACGATGCTTCAATTACGATCAATGCCGGAAATGATCTCTCCGGTGGCGGTACGTTTACTACCGATCAGTCAAGTAATGAAACGATTACCATCGATCATGGTAATACATCTGGGCTAAGTGGAACGTACGGCAGTACATCTAATGCTACAAAGATAGACAACATTACTGTCGACGCTAATGGACATGTAA